CCTTGTAAGGCTTCTGGAATATTAATGAACAAAGGTTCTATCAGATGCAGAATACATGGTGGGTTATCAAAAGGACCAGTAACAGCAGAAGGTAAGGCTAAAGCTTTACTAAACTTAAAACAGAATAATGACAAAGAAACTAGAATTAACAACAGCAATAGCTAGTGATATTGAGACGCTCCTGATGAACGGAACACCTCTTACTACTATCTGCCAAGCCAAAGGTTCTCCATCGCTAAGCAAGGTTTACGAATGGATTAGAACTGACAAAGAATTTGCTTCAACAATCCTCCAGGCTAGGAAAGTAGCAGCACAAACATATTTAGATAAGATGATTACTGAACTCGAGGCTGCGGACAATAAGTCTATTATGATCGTACGTGAGAAGCTTCATCATTATCGTTGGATGGCTTCGAAGCTATTAACTATTTATCAAGACAAGCAACAAGTCGACATTGATCAGAAGGTAGAGATCTCTTGGACCTCAGGCAATGAAGATAAGTCATTCGAGAATGTAATTAAGAATGTTTCAGAGTTGGGTAGCTGACACACAAAAACATGGTTTCGCACACGACATGAGGTTCGAATGATTCTAATTAGCAAATGAATATTAAGATCGTAAGATCAGCACCAGTATAGCACCAAGAGTTGAATAAGCATTGGTCCATATACAAGAGCGTTAGCCTGACAAGCAATGCCATTTAGTTTTTAGAATTAATTGTTAGTTCTTACGCAGAAAAAATAAAGATCTGTAAGGATATTGATTTACCTGGAGAGAAAAAAATACTTTTTACGCAATGACCACACCACCAAAATATGGCTGCGGTCACTATATGTATAAACACCGATAATCAAAACAAACAGACACATGAACAAATTTATTAAAGACAAATATAAGAATGTGACAGCTATAAGTTTTAAGGCTTACGACAATGAATTATTAATAAGCTTTACTGGCTTTGAAGATGAAGAAGATCTGGTTACGTTCTGTGAGTTTGTATTTAACAAAATTCAGATGAAATCAAACTTTGGCGACAGACCACCGACTATTCATTAATGAAAATTCAAATACCGTATACGCCAAGAAATGTTCAAGCATACATTCATCAAGAATTAGACAAACATAGATATTCACTTCTTTGTTTACATAGACGTTGTGGCAAGACCACACTTTGTCTGAACCACCTTATTAAGGCGGCTATGACAAATAAAAATCATAATCCGAGATACGCTTACATTGCTCCCACTTATAAACAAGCAAAAAGCATCGCATTTGATTTTCTAAAGTTCTATACAAAGAATATTCCTGGCACTAAATATAACGAAAGTGAATTGCGTTGTGATTTTGTAAACGGTGCTAGGATCTCATTACTATCTTCTGAAAATCCAGATAGTATTAGAGGAATTTATTTAGACGGTTGCATCATAGATGAAGCTGCACAAATCAATCCTTCATTGCTAGACGAGGTTGTTATTCCAGCATTATCAGATCGTAAAGGTTTTATGGTTATGTGTGGAACTCCGAAATCGATGAATAATATTTTTTATGATTATTATCAAAAAGCTCAAGGAGATCCGAAATGGTTTCTATATAAAGCTAAAGCTTCACAGACAAAGATCATAGATCAAGAAGAACTAGACGCTGCATTGTCTATTATGGGCAAAGCAAAATACGATCAAGAATATGAATGTAGTTTTATAGGCAATATAAGCGGCTCAATATTTGGCGATTTAATTCAGGAAATTGACGATAAAGGTCAGATTGGAGCTGTTCCACATGATCCAGCTTATCCAGTATCAACTGCAATAGATCTCGGTTTTAACGATAGTACATCAATAGTATTCTTTCAGAAGGTAAATCATTCTATTCATATAATTGATTACTATGAAAACAATAATCAGGCTCTTCCTCATTATATAGAGTTGCTAAAATCAAAACCGTATTACTACGATGAACACCTGGCACCACACGATTTGGAACAGACAGAATTTTCTACTGGTAAAACAAGAAGAGAAGTAGCTTACCAGCTCGGCATAAAATTTAGGATAGCACCTCGTATCTTATTAGAAGATGGTATTCATGCAGTCAAAATGATTTTACCAAGATGTAAGATCGATAGTGATAAGTGTTCTAAATTACTAATAGCTTTAAGACATTATCATAGAAAATTTAACGATAAAGACAGAGCCTTTAAAATAAAACCAGTCCACGATTTTTCGAGCCATCCATGTGATGCGATGAGGTGTCTAGCAACTGGCATACAAGAAAATAAACTAACAAACAATAATCACTTACAGTTAACAGCTGAAAGCAAATACGAGGTAATATAAATATGAGTACAGTAAAAATAACTGGCACAACAGTAGTTGTAGCTGCTGGTAATAGTGCAACAAGAGTTCAATTAGATGTTGGAACTTCTGAAGTGGTAAGAGTATCGACAACTGGAACTATACATTTTAGTTTTAGTATAGCGAACAATGTTGCTGCAACAAATAGTTTTGCAATTCTTGGAGCTGGTCAAACAGAATATTTTAAAGTTCCAAATGATTACTATTTAAATGTGCTTAGATCTACAGCAGACGGAAGAGTAACAGCAACAAGCGTAACATTATTATAATGACTAAAAAAAGTAATTTTAAAATAATTAAGATTAAATTAAATCCAAATAAAAAAATTGAGCATAAAATAAGATCTTACGGAATTGATGGTAAACTAGAAAAAGTTGAAATGAGTTCTGGTTATAGTGCAGCAATGAATAAAAAGAATAAGTATTAATTATGGGTTCTATATTTAAAGCACCAAAGATGCCAGATCCAGCTCCTATCCAGATGCCAAAAGTTGAGGATGTTCCTGAACTAGATGATGAAGAAGCTGTAAAAGATGCGGCAGATGCTGAGAGAAAATTACAATCAAAGCGTAAAGGCAGAAGATCAACAATCTTAACTGGTACTGGATTGAATGAGATTGAAGATGAAAATATCAGCAACAAAACTTTACTAGGATAATTATGGGTGGACCTTCAAGAGATAGTGGTAGTTCAGATTCTCCAAACACTACAAGATCAACAGTAACTAAAGTTAGAAAAAAAAACCCAGTAATAGACTTTATTAAAAAAGGTGGAGTACCTGGTTTAGTTTTTAGAACTATAAAAAAAGGTATTGATAAAAATAAAGCTAAAGCTAAAGACAAAAAAATTAATGATACTTATTTAGGTAGTTCCGATTATCAAGGAGACGTTGCAAAAAAATCAAGAAACATTACTCCACCAGATAATGATAGAGACGATAATAATAAACCAACAATAGCTTCTGTAACTAACAAGAAATCCATTGAACAACCAAAAGTTAAAAGTCAGATGAACAACAAAGATGTTAAATCTGATCTAATTACAGCTAAAGGACCTACTTCTGCTGAAATGTCTGATGATCAAATATCTTTAAAGAATAAAAGAAAAGGCAGAAAGAATACGGTTTTAACCTCTGTTACTGGTGTTAATGATTATCCAACATTAAGTAAGAAAACTCTACTAGGCTAATGTCACTTTATAGAAATATTAATAAGCGAAAAAAAGCTGGTACTTCCAGATCTAAAAAGAAATCAACAATATCTAAAAAATCTTATTCAGCAATGAAACGAGGATTTAAAAAGAAAAAATAATGCAACAACAAGAATTTAGAAAACTAGCATCAGAATTAAAATCTAATCTATCAAGGTTGATGGAAAAGAGATCTACTTGGGAAAGTCATTGGCAAGAAATTGCAGATCTAATGTTACCCAGAAAAGCAGAGATTACAAAAAATAGATCAAGAGGAGATAAGCGATCAGCATTAATTTATGATGCTACTGCTATACATTCTTTAGAACTACTAGCTGCTTCATTACATGGAATGCTTACATCATCTGCTAATAGATGGTTCTCATTAAGATTTAAAGAAACTGCATTAAATGAAAGCGATGAGGCTAGAGAATGGTTAGAGGCAAGTGTAGATTTAATGTATTTAGCTTTCTCAAGATCTAATTTTCAACAAGAGATATTTGAGAACTACCATGATCTAATTGCATTTGGAACTTCTTGTTTAATGGTTGAAGAAGATGAAGATGATATAATTCGTTTCTCAGCTAGACATATTAAAGAAATTTACATTGAAGAAAATAAAAAAGGTTTAATAGATAATGTTTATAGAAAATTTAAACTTACTGCTAATCAAGTTGTTGAAAAATTTGGAATAGAAAATGTATCTAAAGAAGTTACTGAAACTTTTAAAACACATCCTTATGACGATATAGAGATCTGTCATATCGTTAGACCAAGAAGTATTTATGATAGTTCTAAAAAAGATAAACAGAATATGTTATTCCAAAGTATTTACTTTGAGCATTCAACAGATCATATTATTTCAGTAGGCGGATTTAATGAAAATCCATATGTTGTTTCAAGATACTTAAAATCTAGTACAGAAATTTATGGAAGATCTCCAGCTATGAATGCTTTACCTGATGTTAAAGTTTTAAACAAAATGGTTGAACATTCTTTAAAGGCTGCTGCTAAACAAATAGATCCACCTTTATTAGTTCCTGATGACAGTATGTTAGCTCCAATTAGAATGACACCTGGAAGCTTAAATTATTATAGATCTGGTTCAAGAGATAGAATTGAACCTTTAAACATAGGTCAAAATACTGCTCTTACTTTAAATGCCGAGAACGCAAGAAGAGAAGCTATTGCTAAAATGTTTCATGTTGATCAGTTACAAGTTCAAGAAAATAGAACGATGACTGCAACAGAGGTCCTTCAAAGAAATGAAGAGAAGATGAGAATACTTGGTCCAGTAATGGGTAGAATACAAAGTGAATTACTAGAGCCAATGATCAATAGAGTATTTTTAATCATGTTAAGGAATAGATTATTTGCAGAAGCTCCAGCTATATTAGCTAATCAAGAGATTGATATAGAGTATGTATCTCCAATGGCTTTAGCTCAGAAAGGTCAAGAGTTACAAAACATTATGAGAGGCTTAGAAATATTTGGATCTATATCTCAAATGGCTCCAGTTCAAGATTACCTGGATGAAAACGGATTAGTTAAACAAATTGTTCAGACTTTAGGATTACCAGCAAGAATGATTAAGAGTGATAAAGAAGTTCAAGCACTAAGAGCAGAACGACAAGAAGCACAACAACAACAAATGCAGATGCAGCAACAAATGGCTGAAAGTGAAATGGCTAAAAATGCAGCACCTCTAGCTAAAGAAGTTCTAAATGGACCAACACAATAAAAAATTAATAGAATTAAAGAATAATTATAAAACTACTTTCGACACCGAAGAAGGTAAACAAGTTTTGAGTGATCTCGAAAAACGATGTCACGAGTTTGTATCTACATTTTCAAAAGATAATAGTTACGAAACTGCTTTCTTTGAAGGTCAAAGATCTATTTTGATTTTCATTAAAGCGATGATTAAACCACATAAGGAGTAACCGATGGACAATCAGACAACTGAACAAGAAGTTCAATCTGATCCAGCAGTAGAGACTACAGCGGATCAATCAACTTCAGTATTATCTGGAGAACAAACAACACAAGGTAATTTTCAGGATTTAATACCTGAAGAATATAAAACAGAAAAATCCTTATCTAATTTTAAAGATATGGGAGACTTTGTTAAATCTTATCTATCAGCACAAAAGATAGTAGGCTCTGATAAAATTCCAGTACCTAATAAATTTGCAACTGATGAAGATTGGAAAGCGGTATTTGATAAATTAGGTAGACCAGAAAATCCTCAAGATTATAAATATTCTTTTAAGGAAGGAGAGGTCGATAAAGAAATGATTTCTTCATTTAACGAACACGCTCACAAACTTGGATTGTTACCTCAACAAGCTGAAAGTCTTATCAAGTATTATAATGATATGAATGAAAGCAGTTCAGTTCAAGGTGATGAAAAGGCAGCTGAAGTCAGGTTAAGTACAGAGAACGAACTAAAGCAAGAGTTTGGTTCACAGTATGGTAAAAGACTTGACCAGGCGAAGAGACTTGCATCATCAACATTAGGTAATGAATTTTTAGAAAATACTTACTTACAAGATGGTTCAAAACTTGGAGACAATGTTGCGATAGTAAAAGCTTTTTCAAATCTTGCAGAAAAATTATCTGAAGATGAAGTTGTTAAAGGCGATAGTTCTTATTCAACAGCTAAAGATTTACAAAAAGAAATTGCATCTTTAACTGAAGAAGGTTCTTCTTACTGGAGTAAACAACATCCTAATCATGACAAAACTGTTAGTGAAGTATTTAAATTAAGACAGCTATTAAATAATGGCGAATAGTTTAGATACATTAGATGACAAAGAAATAAGACTTGAATGTATAAGACTGGCTGTAGAGTTTGCTCCAGAAATTGCAAGAGTAACAGATCCTATTTCAAAAGCTCAATCGTATTATGATTGGGTTATAAAACTAAATTCAAAGCGACAATCTAAAAAGACCGCTTCGACTAAAGACCAACTGTAGTCTTAAAATATAGAGAAGAGATCTCGAATTTTCGAGGCAATCAAATCGATTAACATTAACCAACAACAACTTAAGGAGATTTGAAAAATGTCAAATCAAATTACTACTGCGTTCGTTGAACAGTATTCAAATAATGTTCAAATGTTATCGCAACAAAAAGGCTCTCTTTTGAGAGGTACTGTTGATGTTGAGAATGTTGTAGGAAACAATGCGTTCTTTGAACAAGTTGGTGTCGCTACTGCTCAAAAAAGAGTTAGCAGACATTCTGATACACCTCAATTAGACACACCTCACGCTAGACGGAGAGTATCGTTGGTTGATTACGAGTATGCTGACCTTATCGACACGCAAGATAAAGTTAGATCTCTAATCGATCCAACAAGTAGCTACGCATCAGCGGCAGCTTTTGCTCTAGGTAGAGCAATGGATGACGAAATAATTGTAGCTGCAACTGGAACTGCTTTTACTGGCGTTACTGGAAGTACATCAACTGCTCTTCCAAGTGGTCAGGCAATTACTGAAAGTGGAACAGATGGTTTAACATTAGCAAAATTAAGAACTGCAAAAGAAAAGTTCGATGGTGCTGACGTTGATCCAAGTCTACCTAGATTTATGATTGTAGGACCAAGACAAATTTCTGATTTGTTAGGAACTACTTCTGTAACATCTAGTGACTTTAATACGGTTAAAGCTCTTGTTCATGGAGAAATTGATACCTTTATGGGTTTCAAGTTTATTACATCGAACAGACTTTCAATCGCTTCTTCTAAAAGATTATGTCTTGCTTACGTTGGCGATGGCATAAAACTTGCTCTAGGAAAAGATATGATAACTAGAATTGATGAGAGAGCTGACAAAGGCTACTCAACTCAAGTTTATGTTTGTATGTCTGTTGGATCTGCAAGAATGGAAGAAACTAAAGTTGTATCAATCCAAGCTCACGAAGCTTAATCAATAAGGAGATAATATATCATGGCAAGCGTTAAAGGTGTAAATTACACAAACATTACTGCTACTCCTATTGTTAAATCGGATAGCGAAGTTGCTGGAGGAAAAATCAGAGTATCTTACGATAACTATGAAGCTTCTTCTTTAGCATCTGGATCAGACATAACTATTGGTAGAGTTCCAGCCAATGCAACTATAATGGATGTTATTCTAAAGTGTGATGCTTTAGGTGGCTCTTCAACTTTAATTGTTGGAGATGCTGGAGATGATAACAGATATTTAGCTGCTGTTGGTACATGGAATGCTGCTGGTCAAGTTCAATCAATGTTAGGTGGCTCAACAGCTGCCAATACTGCGATGACTGGTCTGGGTTACAGAACAACTGCGGAAACTGATATTATAATCACAACTGGTGGAGCTACTATAAGTAACTCTATTCATTGTTGGGTTTATTACACAGTCGAGTAGTAAATAATTTTATTTGGCGGATGAAATACTCCGCCAAGTATTACAATGACAAAATTTGTACTAATACTTCATCTTTGTTTATTCATTGATGAACCAAAATGTATTTCAACACAGACAATGCCTTTCGAATTTGAAGATCATTATTCGTGTGTAAGAACTGGTTATCATCAAGCTTATAAAAGTTTAGATTTATTAACCAAAGAAGAAATTAACGACAGCAAACTAGCTGTAAAAATTGAATGCAAAGAATTAAAAATCAAAGGTAAAAAAATATAATGGCATCAGTAGTAAACATATGTAATTCAGCTTTAAACCTATTAGGAGCTTCAACAATATCAGCATTAACTGATGATAGTAAGAATGCTAGATTATGTAATCAAAGATACGAAAGTGTTAGAGATAGAATATTTAGAGGTCATGCCTGGAACTGTTTACATAAAAGATTACAATTAGCTCGAAATAGTACAGCACCAGTCATAGAATATACTCATGCTTATGCTTTACCAAGTGACTGTTTAAGAGTTTTAAAAATTCATAATGGTACAACTGACAGCATAGTTTCAGATTTAGATTACAAATTAGAAGGTAGAAATATCGTAACAGATGAAGGAACTGTATATTTAATTTATATTGCTAAAGATACTGATCCAAACAACTACGACACTTATTTACAAGAAAGTATATCTCATCAACTTGCTGCTGATCTTTGTTATGCAATTACTAACAATGCAACATTAGCAAATAACTATATGGCAAGAGCTGATGAACGATTAAGAGAGGCAAGATTTATTGACGCTACAGAAAATAGTTTAGATACTATTGAGAGTAGTGAATTTACTAACGCAAGATTATAATGCCAAGAACTACACTAGCATTAACTTCTTTTGTTTCAGGAGAGTTTGGCAACAAGCTAACTGGAAGAACTGATTTTGATAAATATAATTCAGCTGCTAAAACTATGGAGAACTTTTTAGTTCATCCTCAAGGAGCTGCTACAAGAAGAGTAGGTACTCAATTTATTAATTCAGTTAAAACCGCTGCTGCTAAAACAAGATTAATTCCATTTGAATTTTCAACTACTCAAACTTATATTTTAGAATTTGGAAATACTTACATAAGATTTTATAAAGACAAAGGACAGATTTTAAATGGTGGTAATCCATATGAAATATCTTCTCCTTATCTAACAGCAGAATTATTTGACATTAAGTTTGCTCAATCTGCTGACGTAATGTATTTGGTCCATCCAAATCACGAGACTATGAAGTTAAGTAGAACTGGACATACATCTTGGACATTAACTCAAGTTGATTTTGTAGATGGTCCTTACCTTGCAGTTAATTCTACAGCGACAACTATAACTCCTCAACAAACTGGAGCAGCAACTGGTAAAACTTTAACTCTATCTGCTATAACTGGTGTTAATGGTGGTGTCGGTTGGTTGGCAACAGATGTTGGTAGAATAGTAAGTTTTAATTCTGGTAAAGCAAAAATTACCGCTAGAACAAATGCTACAATAGCAGTTGCAACTATTACTAAGGCTTTTGCGAACACAGATGCGACAGCTGCTTTCAAACTTGGAGCTTTCTCAGATACGACTGGTCATGCAAGTTGTGTAAGTTTCTATGAACAAAGATTAGTTTTTGCTGGAACTATTTCAGAACCACAAACAATATTTTTTTCTAAAGCTGGAGATTATGAAAACATGACTTCAGGAACTAATGCTGATGATGCAATGGTTTACACAATTGCTGCTAATCAAGTTAATGTTATTAGATACTTAAAGGCTCAAAGAACTCTAGTTATTGGTACTACTGCTGCTGAATACACAGTATCGGCTGATGGTACAGATGCATCTATAACACCGACTAATATAACCATTAAGAGACAAAGCTCTTATGGATCTGCCAATGTAGATGCTGTTACTGCTGGTAATGCAATTTTATTTCTACAAAAAGCAAAAAGAAAAATTAGAGAACTAGCTTATAACTTTGATACAGATAGTTATGTTGCTCCTGACTTAACCATATTAAATGATACAGTTACTAACTCTGGAATTGTTCAAATGGAATGGCAGCAAGAACCAGATAATCTTTTATGGTGTGTAAGAACAGATGGACAATTAGGATGTTTAACTTATCAAAGATCAGAGAATGTTGTTTCTTGGCATAGACATATTTTAGGTGGCATTGGTCAAGAGTGTACTATTACAGTTTCTGATTATGCCAATATAACTTCTGGAACTAAATTAACTTTTACTAGGTCCAATGGAACTTCAGTTATTTTTACTTCTAATACTGGCACTCCAAGTACAAACGAATTTAGAACACAAACAAATAATAATACGACTGCTACTAATTTAAAAACTGTTATTAATGCTCATGCTAATTTTACTGCAACTGTTTCAAATGCTGTAGTTACAATTAGAGAAGCCTCACATGAAGCAACTGGATTTTTAACAGTTGATAGTAATGATACTGTAAGACTAGCTTTTACAAATGAAACTGCTGCTGTTGTTGAAAGTATTGCAACTATCTCTGGTAACTTAAATGAAGATGAACTTTATGTTATTGTTAGAAGAGTAGTAAATGGTGCTGTTGTTAGATTTGTAGAATGTTTTTCTGATTTTGATTTTGATGAAACTGACAGTAATGCTTTTAGATTTTTAGATAGTCATTTAGTTTACTCTGGTTCTGCAACAACTTCTTTAAGTGGATTAAGTCATTTAGAAGGACAAACAGTTTCTATCTTAGCTAATGGATCTGTCCATGCTAATAAAATTGTAAGTTCAGGAGCTATCACTCTAGATAGAGCTTCTACTAAAGCAGTAGTAGGTCTTGCTTATGATAGTATTTTACAAACTATGAGAATAGAAGGCGGAGCTGCTATTGGCGAAGGAACTTCACAAGGAAAAATAAAAAGAATTTCAAAAGTAGTTTTAAGATTATTTGAAACCGTTGGTGTAAAGGTTGGACCTAGTTTATCTAAATTAGAAGCCATACCTTTTAGAACCACATCAAGTAATTTATCAGCTCCAGTTAATACTCTGATTGAAGGAGACAAAGAAATAGAATTTGACGATGACTACAATACGGATGGACATATATTTATAAAACAAGATCAACCTCTTCCAGCGAGTATTCTTGCAATTTATCCAACTTTAGTTTCATCTGATGGCTAATTTTAAAATAGTACCTTACGAAGTTGATCATGGAGACGAGATCATAGAGTTTGGTATGAATGATAAGTTAATGGAAATTGACGCTAGTTATACGAATAACAGACTAGATATGGCAATACCTGGCTTATCTTTTACATTAATGTTGGATACTACACCTATAGTTTCAGGTGGAATAGTTCCGATGTGGGAAGGTGTTGCTGAAGGATGGGTTCTCTCTTCAAAACATATTTTCGATTACAAAATTAAAGCAGCTAGTTCAGTCAAGAAAAGATTAGATTATCTCTGCATAAACAACAAAATTACAAGATTACAAACAGCGGTTAAAGAAGAATTTTATATGGGTGTAAGATTTGCTCAATGGCTAGGTTTGGAAAAAGAAGGTCTGATGAAATTTTACGGATTAGATAAAACCAACTATTGGAGAATGGCAAAATATTATGAGTGCATTAGGTAACATAGCAGCGGCACAATCCGCTAAAAGAATTGGATCATACAACGCTAGAGTGACAAGAATGGAACGAGACTTCCTTGCTGCTAAAGCAGAAGTTAATAAAAAGTTTTATTCAAATGTAACTTTACCTTTATTAAAAAAGAACCAGGCTAAAGCTAAAGCAAATTTATTTGTTACAGCTTTAAGAAGTGGTGCAGAATTTAGAGAAGGAACTACACCTTACGATGTAATGTTGGAAAACAATGTTAATCAAGCATTCAACATAACTATTGCAGATTATAATAGTGAAATGGATTTCAAGGATCAACTTAATCAATCTTTAATGTTAGAAGCTAAAGCAGCTGGTCAAGAGTATGCTGGTCGTATGACTGCAAGATCTCAAAAGTTTGCAGCAGTTGGATCATTATTAGGCGATGCAAATAAAATAAAGAATTTCTAATGGCAACTTTAAAAATTTCAGAAGTATCAGGTAAAATAAATACTGGTAGAAATCCAGGACCTTCAAGATTAGCTTTACCGTTAAGTCTAGCTACAAATCAAGCGGCTGGTTTTAAACAATTTAGTGATCAACTAATAAATATTTACGCATCACAAAAGAAAGAAGAAGATAATAATGAAGCTATGGAAATCACTAATGGCTTATCTATAGATTTAATTCAGAGCTATAATAAACACAGTAACAATACTAATCTTGAAATTGCTTTAGAAGGTTTTAATGGCGATGTTAATTATAGTAATTTTAAAGATTTAGGATCTAATAAAAGAGTTAAAGAAGAAGTTAAAAATTACGTTAATAAATTTCAAAGAAAATATAGTTTAGATCTTTTAGGTAAGGTTACGACTAAACATAAAGAATTAACTAAAGCTAGAAAGACACAAACTTTAAATGGTTATGTTAAAGATATAAGTACTGGTGGAGCCAATGGTTTAATTGCTGAAAGAGATTATAATACATTCCTTACTAATCCTGATAACCTTTCTTACTATGGTCCAGAAGCTTTAGAAAAATTAAAACAAGACAAGGATCTTGAGATACTAGAATTAACTTATATTAATGGTGGTAAATCTGGAAAAATAAATCTAATGAATAACGAGCAAAGAGCTGCCGTATTAGAAAGTTTACCAGTAAAAAGTCAAAAGGCTGTAATAGACAAGATAAGAAATAACATTGTATCTGAAGGTCTTAAATTAAAAGAAGAGCAAGTCTTTGCAGAGAAACAAGATAAACAATTAAAGATAACTACATTTACTACTGCTTTATTATCTATTAACGATGTTAGGCTTAATGCAACAGAAGAGAATATTGCAAGAAATCCGTCATTAGATGATCTGTATGATCTTAAACACAATGGAGCTTTAAACTCTGCACAATACGAAACTTTATTAAGGTTTAAGGCTGATGATAAAAAGTTAGATGATGTAGGAATTTTACAAATTGTTAATGCTCAATTTGCTTTAGCAGATAGTGTTGAAAAGATTGATAGCTTACAAGAGGATGTAAATCTTAATCCTGATATTACTGCCAAACTTACACCAGCAAGTATTATTAAATTTAATAAATTAGCTGACAAATATAAATCCGATACAACATTTGGAATTGAAGATAAAAAGTTTAGAGAATTAATTGATATTGGATCTAAAAGAGTTTTAAAAACTTCAGGAACTTTAAAAATATTTAGTTCTGGTAAAAGTGCAGATTACGATTTTTTAGTTAGAGCAGAAGCTAGACTTTCTGAATATGATGATTTAACTTTAAATAAAAATTTTACTCCTGAACAAGCTTACGCAGAAGTAATTAAAAAATTTAAAAAAGATGAATTACCTGAATTACACGATCTTGAACAACCTAAATCAGTTTCAATATCTAATTATAAAGAACAGTTAGCCGCTCATCCAAAAGATACATTTAATACATTAAGAAATGAAGTTGCTATAGCTTTTAAAAAACATGGCGATATAGAAATTTATAAAGATGATTTACGAAAAGTTGATGTCATTGAAGATACTTATGAGACTAGAGTTGTAGTTTATGGTGATGTTAAAAAAGCTATCGGTAAAGAATTTAAATCAAAGGAAGATTAATGGAAGAATTTAATATTTACGATAATTATCTTAAACAAGTCAATGACGATGAAGTTTACAACAGTAAAGAATATAAATTTTTAAAAGATAATAATATTGATACAGCTGAACTAGAAGGAATTGATAAAGATCCAGATGCTGGAGAAATAGTATTTGATGTTGATAAAGAAATTTCTGAAGCTGATAATGATATTTTCTTAAAAGATATATACGAATTTGTTTTTAAAGATTTACCTAGAGATACTTTAATTAGTTTAATTAGAGGTGGTACTAATGGGTTTCAATTTGTTAATAATTTAGCTGGAGCTATAGGAGCTAATCCTGAAGATAGTAGAGAAATGTTAAATCAAAAGTTTGATAAGATTAAAACCGATTTAGATAATGCTGAAAAAGATAGTCCATTAGTTTCAAAACTTTTAGCGGTAGCAGCTCAAGACGCTAGTTACACTTATCCAATATATAAGAAGTTAAAAAGAGCTGGTGTACCTATGGCTTGGAGAATGCCTATAGCTTTTGGATTAGGTGGTGCTTTAGCATTCGATAAGAAAACTTCATTCATGGTAGATAGTAATTCTATGAGAAATCTTAAGTCTTATATTGGTATTGCAGAAGATACGCCTATAGAGGAAATGTACGATAAAACGGTCCAGGCTATTGAGTTTGGAGCATTTGGTAAGATCTTTGATAAAATTCTTGGCACAGCAAAAGTCGTTAAGAGCATGAATAAAGATAGATTGAAACAAGCTGATATTGCAGTAGGTGGAGCAGCAGTAGCAACAGCAGTTGTTGATGAAGTAGTTGTTGATGAACCTAAAGAGTTATCTGTACCTGACAGTATAGGAAACAATACTATTTCAAATCTAACAGAATAATAATAAATAGAGAGTATCTTCAAACACTCTCAATAATCTCAAAAATTTATAGGAATAATCAATGGTAGTTAAGGCTGTCTTAAATAAATATACAAAGCAAGAAACTAAAGAGTTATTACCAGCAGCTCAAAAGTTTATTGATGAAAAGATTAAAGGACCTAAATTAAAGAAGAAGAAAGAAGGTCCAACTGAAGCTGACAGCATAAGAAATAAAGAGTTAAGTGTTGAACAAAGTTTAAAAGAAAAGAATGTAAAGACACCACCTAAAGTTTCAGTAGATGCAGCTGAAAAAATGTTCTTTACAAAAGAGAATGCAATTAAGCCTAGTAAACTTAAAGACTTCAATATTTCTAAAATGGAAACTAGAGCTGATATTTTAAAGTTCATAGATGAAATATCTGTTCAATTTAAAACTTCTATTGATAAACAAAAAAGAGGAACTCAAAGTAATGAAGCCACAAAAGAAATGGCTCAACTACTACAAGTCAATTCAAAGGACCTTAAAGATAGTTTATTAAAGATTAAACCTGGTCAGACTTTAAACGCAGAAACTATTTTAGCAGCTAGAGAATTATTATTAGCAGCTATGAATAAGATGGATGAATTAGCTATCGTTGCCAAAACTGGTGGCACAGATGATCTAATGAATTTTAGACAACACATGGCTTTAACATCTGAACTACAAAAAATTATTAAAGGTGTTCAAACAGAAACTGGAAGAGCCTTACAACAATTTAAAATACCAGTAAGAGATAAAGGCTTTACTGCTAAAAATCTTGACGACATGAATAGAGATCAATTAGTTATGGATCTAGGAGGAGAAGAGGCTATTAGAAATTTAGCTAAAACTTATCTTAAAGCTAATACATCTAAAGCAAGAGCAACACTTACTGATAAAGCTGGGCTTATCACTAAAACACAAGATGCTTTAGCTGAAATATTTATTAATGCTATTTTATCTAATCCGATGACGCACGTTAGAAATACTGCTGGTAACTGGATTACTCAAGGAATTTTAATGCAAGAAAGAAAACTTGCTGGAATGTTATTTAGTGATGCTTCTAAAACTGGAGGTGTAACAGAATTTGAGGCTATGGCAAAAGCTTATGGTAGATCTCAAGCTTCATCTGAAATGTGGGCTGCTATCGGAAGAGATTTAGCTGAAGGAAAAATGCCTTCTATTAAAAATCAATTTAGTGGTTCTAAAGTAGAGATAAGACCAGGCAAAGCTACAGCTGAACATCTTGGAATGAAGGAAGGTAAATTAGCAACTGGTGTTGATGTTTTAGGAAGCGTACTAACATTAGGTAGAATACCTACAAAATTACTATCAGTATCAGATAACTATTTTAAGAATTTAGAATACCGTTCAGAAATTTATGCTTTAGCTTTAAGAGAAACAGTAGAAATGGTGCAAAGCGGTGCTGTAACAAAGGCGAATGCAGCAGAATTTTTAGCTAACAGAGTTGTTAATCCACCTGAAATTACTGTTAAAAAAGCTATGGAAGCTACTTTAGAAAGTACATTCCAAACAAAGCTAGGAACTAGAGGTGATGTATTAGATCTTGGTCAAGGATTACAAAAACTAAAATCAAGAGCTGGTTGGTTTACTTTTATTTCAAATTATTATTTACCATTTATTCAGACACCAGCAAATGTTGTGGGTATGACTTTAGAAAGAACTCCAGGTCTTAATGCTTTAATTTTAAAAAGTTATAGAAATGATATTACTGGTGCTAATGGTTTAGCTGCTCAACAACTTGCTAAATCAAAAATGGCTGTTGGCAGTTTATTTTACATGACTGTAATGGGTATGACATTTGGAAAACCTTTCGGTGTTGACATGGAAGGTACTTCTCCACAAGTCGGAGCAAATTTTAAAAATAAATATAATAGATCCGAAATGAAAAAGTTACTTGGTATTCAATCAGGTACAGTAAATTTTAGATACGGAGACGAAACTTTACAAATAAATTTAACTGGTAATGATCCTATTGCAATGGCTTTTAGACAAGCTGCTGACATGGCTCAAATAGCTCAAATGGGTTTTAAAGATAATGATCAAGCAGCAGATTATTTAAACATGATGACTGCATTCACTTTATCTGTCGGAGAAAATATTGGTTCATCTACTTTTATGGCTGGTGTCGGTAAAGCGGTTAATGATTATCAAAACTATAAAACTATGGGTTTTCAAAAAGGTATTGAGAAACAAGCAAAGTCAATGATAAGTGCTTTTGTTCCAACTGGTGCAAGACAAATAATGAAACTTACTATGGATGACAGCAATAAAATTGCCATCACTCTTAATGAATATATCCAAAAGAATTTGTATGATGCCAAGTTATTTAAAGATTACGATATACTTGGAGATGAGATTGAAAGATTTGGATTAATATCTTTTAGAAAAAATGATCCAATTAGAAATGAAATTTTAAAAACTGGTGTTGAGATTAATAAAATAGATAAACAATTCTCTTTTCAAAAGGATGGTCTATCAACTAGCGTTGAATATACATCAGAAGAACTTTCTTTTTTAAAACAAAGAGCTGGTACTTATGCAAAAAGTTTGTTGGCTCAAGTTTTTGAGAAAGATGAATACAATGATGAAAATATAGATAACTTTGTTAAACACGAATATATAAAAAAAGCTTTCAATGCTGCGAGATCTGCTGCTAAAGGAGATCTATTATTTCTTCAAGATGAAAACTCCGATGATTATAATGAATATCCAGAATTTCATGTAGATGATGAGGATCAAGGTTTCTCACTAAAGGCTCTAGGAGCATATGAAAAATCAGATGGATTAAGAACAAGAATAGACAGCGAAATTAGAAAAGACCTAATCAACGAAATCAGAACTAAACAACAAGGACAACCACTTTCACAAGCAGAAGATGAGTATTTTCAAACAGTCGAGGAGTAATAATTAACTATGACAATATCAACAACAACAATCAAGAATAGCTATTCAGGAAATGGCAGTAATAGAGCCTTTACTTATAGCTTTAAGATAGCAGCAGATGCTGAAATCCAGGCTATTGTAAAGACTAATGCTACTGGTGCTGAAAGTGTCAGAGCTTTAGGATCAGGATCTACAAACTATAGTGTATCTGGAGCTGGGAATAACTCTGGAGGAACTGTAACTTTTGTTACTGCTCCAACAAGTGCTGAGACTGTTGTTATAAGAAGATCTACTGCTCAAACTCAAGCGATGGATTTAATTGATAATGATCCAATGTCAGCTGATACTATCGAAACCGCTCACGACAAATCAATAGCTATCACACAAGAATTACAAGAACAGTTAAATAGATCTATAAAAATTTCTAGAGCAAATACTATGACCTCTACGGAGTTTACAGTTTCAGCAGCTGATAGAGCAAATAAACTTTTAGCATTTGATGCTTCTGGAGAACTATCAATTACTCAAGAGATTGGAACTTTCAAAGGAAATTCTGCAACTACGACTACAGCCGCTTATGTTGTTAGAGACATTGTTAAAGGTTCAACTTCTGCTCAAGCAAATAATATTTATATTTGTATTCAAGCTTCACCTATTGGTACTGCTTTAACTAATACTTCATACTGGGTTTTAATTGTTGACGCTGTTTCAGCAGCAACTTCAGCATCGACAGCTACGACTAAAGCTAGTGAAGCTGCAACATCTGCATCTACTGCAACAACTAAAGCCAACACCGCAACGACTAAAGCTAATGAAGCCGCTGCTTCAGCTACCTCTGCGGCAGCAAGTTTTGATAGTTTTGATGACAGATATTTAGGTGCAAAATCTTCAGAGCCATCTACAGATAATGATAGTAATAGTTTAATAACTGGAGCATTATTTTTTGATAATTCAAGTGGTGTAAACGCATTGAAAGTATGGAATGGTTCAGCATGGATAACAGTTACAGTTACAAGTTCTAATCAAGCAAATATTAATACTTTGGCTGCAAGTGCAGTAGTAGCGGATATGGCTTTACTGGCTACAACAGCGGTAATTGAAGATATGGCATTACTTGCAAATTCAGCCACTATTGCTGATTTAGCAATTCTTGCAACAGATGATGTAGTAGCTGATCTTAATAAACTTGCTACAACAGATATTGTTAATGATTTAAATACTCTTGCTACAACAGATATAGTTAATGATCTTAATCAACTAGCGACTTCAGATTTCGTATCTGATCTAACTGCTATCGAAGCAATCAAAGCTAACGTATCTACTGTTGCAGCTAATGTAGCTGGTGTAACTAGCTTTGCAGAAAAGTATAGAGTAGGTTCAAGCGATCCAACTTCTTCACTTAATGAAGGAGATTTATTTTATAATTCAAACACTAACGTACTTAAATTTTATAATGGTTCAGCCTGGATTGTTGTATCAGCTGTAACCAGCACAACGATTACTGGTCAATCTGCTGAAACATCTATTGCTGATGATGATCTAATTTTAATTAGTGATACTTCAGCTAGTGGTGGATTAAAGAAAATGACAAAGGCAAACTTTGTTACTGGTCTTGGAAGTGCTACAGCGATTGCAGATGCAGACGGAGATACAAAAATTCAAGTAGAAGAAAGTTCAGATGAAGATAAAATTAGATTTGATAGTGGCGGTTCTGAAAGAGCTGTACTAGATAGTAATGGAATAGCCTTATCTACAAATGGTGGATCA